TGGGTTATAAAAATTATCTAGAATTGCTGTTGCACATGTCCCAAAAAGTCTACCAAAGGCCACACTCTATAATTAGATTTATGGATTGTGATGTGGTAGTTGTGCCCGGCAAGGATTTAGTAGAAGTAGTTCCAGATGCATTAAATTATATAGGAGTGAGAACCAGTTAGTTGTTCAGCGTAAATACACCACCGAGTGATCCAAAGGGGTGTTACACTATTGGGGCCATAATAATTCTAATTCTAGCATTGGCGGTGATAATCACGTATCTTGGCGGGCATTAAATGGGCTATAAAAATACTAAGTTTAATGAAACAGAAATCAATCAAGATGTAATAAACAGATTTTGGAATAAAGTTGATAAGAACAGTGATTGTTGGGAATGGAAGGGAGCTTTATTGTATGGAGGTTATGGCCAATTTTGGGCCAACTCAAAACAAGTTCTAGCGCACCGCTTTAGTTGGATGTTGCATTTCGGGGAAATACCTGAAGGATTATGTATATGTCATAGATGTGACAACCGAAAATGTGTCAATCCAAACCATTTATTTACAGGGACTTATAAGGATAACTTATCTGACATGGTTAATAAGGGCAGGTCATCATTTGGTCAACGGAATGGTCGATCAAGATTGACTGAAAAAGAAGTTTTGGAAATTAGACAAAGTAATTTGTCCAGCATTAAATTAGCACTTAAATATTCAGTTGGTGAGACAACTGTTCAGCACATTAAACATAATAGAACTTGGCGTCATTTATAATATGGGCTATATTCTCGTATTTGATGGTGGTAAAAATAAACAAGGAACTTATTTTTCGTTCCTGATTTTTAAAGGCGATAAATTAATCGGTCGTGGGAATAGAATCAGTGAGCAGGTCAAAACAAGCAACGAAGCCGAATACCTTGCTCTTATTCGCGCATTGGAATCTTTACAATCAAATTATTCAGGCGAAGAAGTCTTGATTCTAGGTGATTCCAGATTAGTGATCAATCAATTAAATGGCTTGTGGCAGGTTAGCTCTGAGAGCTTGAAACCTTTTTACCAAAGGGCTTCCGACCTTATCGGACAGATAGATTGTAAACTAATCTGGTGGCCTGGTGACCAAAGCAAACAATTTTTGGGGCATTGAAATGAATGACTTTAGGAAGGGGTTGAGGCAACTTCTAACTCTGTACAGAACATATCATGATGCAGATGGGGCTAATCCTTATTACCAAGGGGCTATCGACACATTACTTAATATCTTAGAACTATATTATATATGTTTTCCAGATGCAAATATTTTAGAGGAGACAGAAAATGTTGAGATTGAATAGCGAATTCGGGTTTGGTTGGAATGACCGTTATGTTTTGGCGGTTACGGAATTAGAATCCAAAGAAGACGACGAACAAACCTTCGATGTTTATACTAAGGTTTTGGTTACCGACGGTGAGGGTGGTAGGTACGAACTAAAAGCCGAAAAGAGTCTGACTTTTACTTCTGAAACCTTCGAAGACCTGTACAACACCGTGGATAAAGTGGTTCAAGCAGCCATCAGAGAAGCTACGACCACCAAGAAATTACTCGATGCGCCAAGTTAAGGAAGAATTTATCTGTAAGCATTGTGGAAAATCTTATGATAACGAGGTTGCTTGTGATAAGTGCACGCTCAGCCATGATATCATCTATGTTGGCTTGGAGCGGGCAGAATGGAAAGAACTGATCAGAGATGTAACTATGGCCAGTGCCAGCGGATTTAATTTTAATCAAAAAGTAGTGGAAAAATTATTAAAATATAAGGTGGGAATTAGTCGATGAAGGTAAAGATTGGCGACGTGGAAATTGCTGTGGACAGCAGTGTTGACATTGGGGATACATTGCTAAGCTTGACCATATTGGTCATCACAGATTTCGAGGATAACGATACAGCCATTGCTCAGATGTTAGGTAATACGGTGGTAGGTGTACCTACTTCCAAGCTGGTGGGAGAATTAAATCGAGATGCCAAGCCGGCATAAAATTGTTTTTGGTGACAGCCGAATCGTTTTGGATGAATTAGAACCAGAAAGTATAGCTCTTTGTGTAACTTCCCCACCTTACTTCGTCGGCAGGGAATATGAATCTTATCTCAAAGACGAAGATGATTATTGGAATTTAATGTTAGCTGTATTCCTCAAAATGGACAGGTTGGTGGAACCTTTTGGCAAAGTAGCTATAAATTTTCCAGATAGATACGCCAACGCCCGGTTGTTGGGCCGACCTTGTGAGGTATTATATGCCCACAAATTCGATGCAATCATGCAGGCTGCTGGTTTCGATTTGTGGGCCAGAATAATTTGGGATAAGAAAGATGTTTTCACAGAAGGTACACAACATCTTGCCCACAAGAATAATAAAACAGGTCAGATGCGGGTAGCTCCTAATTGGGAATATATCTTCGTGTGGCGCAAGCAAGGTGAAGGCCAAGCACCCATCAAAAATGTGGACATGACTGATGAGGAAAGAATTGCTTGGACTGATTCTATTTGGAGTTTTAGTTCTGTGAGGAGCAATGAAAATGTCAAAGGCTTCAAACTTGCCAAGTTTCCAGAGGAATTACCGTATCGGTTTATCAGGATGTACACGGGAGAAAATGATTGGGTACTCGATCCTTTTGCTGGCAGTTGCACTGTTACTAGGGTTACTCGCAACCTTGATCGCAACTCTATTTGCATTGAAAGAAATCTGGATATGGAAGAATACATACGAGCTTATTTGGGGGAATATCCTGACGGCAAGCAATTGGACATGTTCAACGAATCTAGGGTAGAATTTATAAAATGAAAATTCTCTACAAAGTACGGTTGCACAGCGGGGGAACCCATAGACAAGAAGCGGTATATTATATTTTGGCAGAAACTTCAGAAGAAGCTAAACATAAAGCAATTAATTGCTTCACAGAAGATGCTGGTTTGCACCCAACCGGTCTGTATATAGAACAACAAATTCAACCTTATGCGGAGGGTATTTGGCGAGACTTTATCTGGATACACACAGCAAATGATGATTATACTAAAGGATTGGCGGAGATATTTAATCATGATAGATAATTGGAGTAATTCCAAGATAGCCATGCTGAGCCGTTGCCCCCGACAATTTTGGTATCGTTATATTCTAGGTTGGAAAATACCACCAGGTGCAGCGTTACAATTTGGGTTATCTTACCACAGAACCATGAAAGCCAATGCTGATCATCGTATCCAATCTGGCAGAGATATGTCATTGGAGCAAGTAAAAGATATATTCGTGGATGAGTGGAAGCGGGATGCAGCAGAAATCGAGTGGGAATTTGAGGAAAAAGATAACCAAGGACATTTGGGGGATCGTGGTGTGGCATTAATTGGTAATTACATGAAAGAGGTTTCCCCCAACCGAGAACCTAAACTGGCTGAATACAAATTTGAAATAACTTTACCAGAAATAGATAAACCATTTATTGGGGTTATAGATTTGGTAGCCATGGATAGTCATGGTGATGATTATTTAGTAGATCATAAAACTTCCAACAAACGCTGGGCAGAAAGCAGAGCACATTCCGAATTACAGCCAACCGCGTATTACTTATCATTCATACGTTTATTTGATAAAGAGCCAAGCTTCTTTCTATATGATGTGGCTCCAAAGACGGGTAAAGCCGAGATACAAGTAATAGGAACAGCAAGAACTGAACATCAAATAGGAGAATATATCCAGCGTATAGATGTGGCCCAAGAATTGCTATCTAAAGATATTTATCCAAAAACCGATCCTGGCAATTGGTATTGCTCAGAAAAATGGTGTGGCTACTACAATCATTGTATGCGAGGTTGGTCTTTAAGTCGGCTAAGAATGGATACTACAGAGGATATAACCGATGCGCTCTAAGACATTAAGGCCGGGGGATATGCTGGGTTTTACCAAGGGACCAAAGACCGATTACAATAAATTCATCGAAGAGGTTGTATACAATTACACTACCTTGACGGGGCTAAAACCAAACATGGTCTTGGTTCCAGAAGATTACACAGGAGATATACACATAGATGGACTCACTATTAAAGCTGGCGCAAAGCCCAAAAACCATTATTACGTCGGAATACAAACCGCGCAAGAGAGCAGAGATTGACGAAGCTCTGAAAACTCTACAATTTATATCTGCACAATGTACTCTTCAGCGGGATCAAGCTTTGTTAGTCAAAGATTATCAACTGGCTTGGTTTATGGAAAGTGAAAGAGTAAATACAGAAGTAGCTATCAAGAGTATAAAGTGGGCGCTCGACTTAACTCAGGAGCATTTATTTGCAATCCCCAGTGTAGCACAATTCGTACAATCAAGCACTTAAAAGAGGACATAATATGAACAATAAAGGACAGGTAAAGGAAATGCTTAGATGTATAATCCCAGGATGCAAAAGGTCTAGGTTGGCTAGGTTTTACGTATGTAGAGAGTGTGCAATTGAACATGGCACTTATAAACAACCTTACAAAACTTGGCCTGAGTGGCTGAAATTTTTATGCAATGAGCAACAGAAAATGGATAAACGCAGGAAATCAAAATATTATGTAGAAGAAATACCAGTTGACCCTATAGTTTTGGAACGAATTATTGAAAAAAAGCAATCCAACAATACATAAAACCATCAAACTTTATTTCTTGTATATAGGACAACATGTTTTCTATAGAAACCTATAGGTGGATATGACCAAACGTGGAAAGAGTGTGGCTAGCCTCAAAAACTTGCCACAATTCAGGGATAAGAGTGACGCTGAACTCTTGGATTATTTAGAATCATCTACATTTGAAGCCAAGGTTCAGGCGCGGTTAGATAAATTGGGAGAGGATTTCGATCTATCAGATATGAAATCCAACGACCATGCTTTGCTCAAACGTTGGGCCAGCTTGAGTGAGCGGCTTGACGAGGAAGAAAAACTTCTCAAAGAATTAAAAGATAGTGACCAGATCACTTCTGGCGATGCTTTGCGGGAAGAACAACGTTTGAGCAGTATGCAGCGGGACATCATCGAAATTCAGAATGCACTAAATATAACCCGTGTACGCCGTAAGGATAAAGCGGAAGACAATCCAAGGGTACTATTTGAGGACATCAAGAGGAGAGCCGCCAAATTTTATAAAGAGCGGTTAGCTTACCTAGCCTGTCCCGGTTGCGGGATCATCCTCAGCACGGTTAATTTCTTGTATCCTGAAGAAGACAACGAAATAAGATTGACCTGCAAAAAGTGTGGAGCTAAATCCAACTTTACGAGCAAAGATGCCATAGAAATAGAAAAAGCGAATCCATATAAGTAATGTCAATATTTTCCAAAATTTTCACGAATGTAAAATATGAACCTGACACCATAACCTTTAAAAGTATTTCACCTGGCGTGGTGGCTGAACTTAAAGTAATAGAATCCAAGCCACCAATAACCAAAGTAGAAATCAAAGCTGTTCATATTATTCCAAATAAATAGGGATATGGTGTAACTGGCAGCACGCTCGCTTTGGGAGTGAGATGGCGGAAGATCGTACCTTCCTATCCCTACTGCGTGAGCCGTTGGACGGGGTTGAAACTCCAAATTTTGACCAAGTAGGTTCAATTCCTATCTCACGTGTCTGGTTATCAAGTACGTTAGTCCCACCTAGAGCTTAGGCTTTAGGTTGCACTTATATAAGTTGCTCTGCCGGAGGATAGGATCGCCGGCCCGACACTTGCAAGTTGTCTCTAATTGCTAGGACCGTTAGAGTCGGTCTTCGGCCCTTGATGGGTTTAAACCGAGAGCAAAACAGGTGCAAATCCAGCCCTAGCCTATGAAACTCACACTCTGGTGAAAGTCGGGATCATTCCGTGTACTCAATGTTGAGTCTAGCCAAGTATGGGTACGTTAAGGTTAACAAGTTTACCGTTAAAACTTGTAATGATTAACTAGGAAGATAGCTAGGGACTCCCCCGTTGACGAGCGGAGCTATCTTCCTTATTAATATCTAGAGCAATCAATGACGATTGCTCTTTTTCATTTCTATTGGAAGGACAGGTTCGGTACCGTATATTGGCGCTGGTCGAAAAATTAACTGAAGAGGAATGGGCTGTTTACGAGCTTTTAAGACATCCAGCTTGGTGTGGAGAATTCGTTAGAAATCTCGAAAAGGATGAAGACGAAGGAGAAGCTTGGGTTCATACCGATTATCAATATGAATTCTTGATGGATTATTCCAGTCAAGTATCTTTGAGAGCAGGCCGCGGTGTGGGAAAGACCCAAGTACTCGTCACCAAACTGATGTGGCACGCCATGAATAAATTCTTCGACGAAGCCTTATTCGTGGTACCTAATCGTTCACATCTCGATCCAGTATTTTTACAGCTCCAAAGACAATTTAGACTAAATCCACTTCTACGTTGGTGGATAAATAGGTTTAGTGTAAATGCCCAGCAATTTATTATTAAATTCGTGAATGGGTTTACACTCATCTGCCGTATTGCTGGTACCACCGGTACCGGTGTTAACGTAGTTGGTTTACACGTTCCAATCATATTCCTTGACGAATCGGCATACTTCCCTTGGAATGTTTGGTTGGAAATGCAACCAGTCATCAACGACTGGGAACTTGGCTATCAAATATTGGTCTCTGGTGTCCCCGATGGTCGGCGCGAGAAGAGTGTGTGCTACCATTGTGACAACAGCCCTGATTACAGTAAGCATAGAATTTCTGCGTATCGTAATCCTAGGTTCACCGAAGATGCAGAGAAACGTGCGATTGACCAATATGGAGGAAAGGATAGCCAAGACTTTATTAGGCAGGTTTTGGGGGAACATGGGACCCCGACTTATGCTGTTTTCGATAGAGAGATGTTGCGGTTGGAGGATTACGACGTTCCAGTTATCCGCCTCTATGGAGAACAGCTTAAAAGAGATTCTCAATTACCATATCGTGTGATTTTAAATTTACCCAATGCTCCTAAATATACCAGCGACTTGATACTTGGCATCGACTTGGGTTATTGTTATTCCGAGGACACTGAGGTGCTAACCTCTAGGGGTTGGTTGAAACACCAAGAAACCAATGAGAATGATATCATAGCTTGTTTCGACACTAATACAAATGAAATAATTTGGGATAAACCACTATTCTTGCGAGAATTAGACTATGACGGTAAGATGATTGAGGTTTCTGGAAAAAGCACAAATTTTATGGTGTCGCCAGAACATTCTGTTTGGGCTTGCAAGACAAAAGGTTATGTTCCTCAAGATTATGAGGAAATGCAAGCGGTGGATTTGTTGAAACTGGCAAATGATAGGTTCAGAGTTAAAATTGCCCCAAACCGAAGAAATACAATAGGAAAATCCACATTCACTGTTCCATACTATTATTCCAACAGAAAGGACCGAGTACAAAAATCTACAGATGTACCCATGTCCGTTTGGGTACAATTTCTAGCATGGTTCGTTTCTGAGGGCTCGGCAACAGCAAACCATCAATGGGAAGTCAATCTAACACAATCTAAGAATAGATATGCTGATGAAATTGATAAAGTATTAAAACAATTACCCTATACAGTTACCAGGCAAGAATACATAAATCAATGGGGTAAAGAGCAAGTTAAGTGGACAATAACTTGCAAAGAACTTTGTTTGTGGCTTAGAGATAATTGTGGAATACATTCTAAAAACAAAAAAATACCGGAATTTATTTTTAATTGCTCCACTGAAGATCAAGAATTATTTCTGAGAACATTATTGTTGGGGGATGGTTCAAGAATAAATTGTGAAAGATCACCTCAATATTGGACCCAATCAAAAACTTTAATTGACCAATTTCAAAGATTAGCATTAATATTAGGGTATTCATCCACCGTGGGATTTCACAAGTCTAGTGGTGGCATGTATAGTGCATCAGTCATGAAAAGAAAAGAGAATGAACTTTCTAAAAAGAAAAATATAAAGTTGGTGCACTACAGTGGAAAAATTTATTGCTTCAAAACCAGAACTGGCTTCTATATAACTAGGAGAAATGGTAGAGTAGCCATACAAGGAAACACGCAGCCAACGGCTATCAATGCTTTATATAGATTACAAGATAGCCACGTTTGGTACTTCTTGTTCCGGTTGGAACTTTTCCAAATAAACTATGATGAACAAGAGAAGATAATCAACCGGTTGGATACTAAATATAATCCAAGCTTCTTGGGTATGGACGTTGGCTCAGGGGGTCAGGGTAAGTCACTTTACCACAACTTCGTACATTCAGATACATACAGAGATAAAGATTTCGTCAAACGTATGTTGCCCGTGGAGTTCGGTGGTACGGTCGTGGTTGGCTTCGACGAAGGTGGCAACGAGATGAAAGAGCGCATCAAACAATTCTCTGCCTCTAAGTTGCAACAGATGGCCAATAACCATGACATAGCTTTCTCCAAGCGAGATCAAGATTTGCTCACAGAATTAGAGAGGATAACTTATTACAGGACTGCTACCGGCAATCCTGTTTATAAGGCAGTTACTCCACTGGGTAGTGATCGCGGTGACGATCATAATTTTGCCGCACTTTTAACTTTCGTCATGGTGTTATTTGAGAAATATGATTCATTGGAATTCAGACCGAGTAAACCTAAATTGCTCCGCAGTAGGTGGTTATTATAAATGTGTATTATAAATGGAAGAAAAGATTCAACTTATGCTTGTGATGTGGTTTCAGGCACATCAACCCCAGTTGGCTGGCAATGTCCAGTGTGTGGCTCCATATGGGCACCGTTTGTGGAGAAATGCTCAAATTGCAATACCATTAAAGGTATATACGGAAACTCTGGAACTAACATGGTAAAAGCTAGCACTGTCTGGCCTTATTTAATTTGGGACAATCGAGAAGATTTTTAATGGAAAATATAGAAATCGAAATTGAGGAAAGACTTCCCAAAGAAACACAACCTCAACGAGTGAAAAATGCCTTCGCGGCTTGGGTAACTAATCCTTATGGCTCGATACAGTTGTATGGTGATATAAGCCCTATTCTCTTATCTGGTGGCACTAACGAACCGGACAAAATGAAATTGCCGACTGACTATAAAGAGAGAATAGCCTGGGTACGTTACTATTACGAAGTAGACCCCATTGCCAGCACAGCTATAAATAAGATTATCGACGTTGGTATTAACAAGTTGGTTTTTGACCGAAACAATTGCACCGACGAAGAATTTACAGTCTATCAAACTGCGGAAAAATTATTTCTCAAGTACCTCAAGGAAGCCGCATTAGAATATTTATTGTCAGGTTTAGTGGTACCCCAAGCTGCTTGGCGGCAATTCACACCGGATGAATTAAATCTGGACACTGTTCGGCGTTATGAATTGCCGGAAAAATGTTGGATAATTGATCCATTCCTTTTGACTTTACAGTGGGTACCGTTTTCAACAGACGTTGAAGTTTACATGATGATTCCAGAGAACATCAGGAAGTTCGTCTTGGAGGGTGGTAAGCGACCGGATGGTTCTACAGATACAGAAACTATGTCGCGTTTAACAGAAGAATTTCCTGAATTTGTAAATGCAATTAAAAAAGGACAAAGCACTCTTTTACTAGAGAAAGCATTCGTAATAAGACGCAGACCCAAAACCTATGATCCCAACCCAACTCCGTATCTACTCTCGGCGTTGGAATCTCTAGCTTTTAAGCGCAACCTCAAGAAAATGGATTATGCTATCGCTTCTAGGGTGATCGGGGCCATTCAATTAATTAAACTTGGTAATGATGATTTTCCTCTCACAGAGGATGATGAAGACCAATTAGACGATTTGAAAACTCAAATGTTGTGGCGAAGTCAACCTAAAAACATCGACCGGGTGTTTCAACTTTTTGCTAACCACACGCTGAACATCGAATGGATTTACCCCGACACCGAGGCTATGCTTAACCAAGAGAAATATCAAGCTGTTAACGAAGATATATTCAACGCTTTGGGTATGCCTAGAATCCTCGTTAGTGGTGAGACTTTACGCTCGGCTACCTCACAAGCTGAGTTCGCAATGTTTTCGCCTGCGGAGACAATCAAACGATTTAGAGAAGATATCCTCTTATGGGTTGAGGAACTCATAGATCAAATAAAAACTCGAAACAGCTTTGAAAACAGGATAAAAGTTAGTTTCGAGGAATTGCGTCTATACGATTTAGGTAAGTTAACAGAGATCGCAACGACATTGTATCAAAACAATGCTCTAAGTTTAACGAGTTTGGCTGGTATAGCTGGTTACAACTTCGAGGAAGAATTAGAAAAGAAATCTACTGAGCGCGAATTGATGAAAGAATTCGACGTTCCAGAGGTTCCTGCTCTACCTTTCTCACCCAAACCCAGTGTACCGGGCGAACCAGTGGAGGTGTAACATTCCACAAGAGTACCGAAAAATGAGAGACAGCATCCACCAAAATTGCGTAGCAGAGATGCGCAAAGGCAGCCCACCCAAGGGCAAGAAGGAGGATGAGACTTGTATGCAGTATGCCAAGAGAGTGGCTGCTGCTACATTTACCAAACGACACGGTGTAACTCCACAACAGGCCGAAGCACAAATAAAGCTTGTTGAAGACGTGGAAAAATTGCTAGGATTTTTAGCAGATGAAACAAGCTAGTTTTGAAATCCTAGCTGAACGACCTGGCCATCTAGAAACTGAAGCCAGCCTACTTGGTGATAATGTCATGTGGGTGAAGTTTATCTTCACCGACGACGGACCTAACGCCAACAAGCAGGCAGTACCAAAGGATGAATTTGCCAGCATAGTTAAGACTGGCAAGTTCAAGCCTTTCAAGAAGATGACAGGTGGTATCATAGGTATAAATCACGATGGAGCAGTTCCGATTGGAACCATCGTCGGTTTGGAAGAAATAGAAAACCGCATTGAAGCTATTGCGGCTGTTTGGGAAAAAGAATATCCCGATGATGCAACTCAGCTTCGAGAAGCCAAGGCCAACGATCAACCTCTTCACGTCTCTTGGGAATTGCTTTACGGACGTGAGGAAGTCGATCAAGCCGGAGTGTCTTGGTTACGAGATATTATTACCCGCGCTGCAACTGTAGTTAGTATGCCAGCTTATGAGGGCAGAACACCCATTCTAGCTGTGGCTGCGAAATCTATCTCGACAACCCAAAAAGATGAAGGCGAATCAAGCATGGAACTTGAACAATTGAAAGCACAGCTTGAAGTCAAAGAGCAGAAGGTCGAAGAGCTTGAGGGAAAGCTTGAAGTGGCTGATGCTTCTTTGGAAGAGTTGAAAGATCAACTCAAAGAGCTTGAGAGCCTGCGTACCTTTAAGCAAGAAGTAGAAGCTCAGCGCGAACGTGCTGATCGTCTAAATGCCCGCTTCAAGCAGATCGCTGAAGCCGGTGTTGAGATGAAGCGTGAAGAGTTCGAGGCCGAAGCCGACCGTTGGCTCGGTATGGACGACAACGCTTTCTCTTTCGTGCTTAAGATGTTGGTTAATACTCCTGCCAAGGAGACACAGGCTTCAACTGGTACTCCGCCTATTCCGGTTGGTGGGGACGAAAACAAGAAACCGGAAGACCTTGTACGCGAGTTCTTGAACGAACGACGCAAGAAGGAGTCGTAATTCATGGAAGTTCACAAATTTACAGACATTCTTGGCGTCACGCTGACTCAAGATGTATACGAAGGGCGTATGGCCCTCCTGTCGGCTGCGGGAGCCAAACTGCCGGTAAACTCTACCGAAGCAGCTTTGGCGCGTTATCTGGTAGCTTGGCCGGTAGATAATCGGGAACCACCGATTTATCAAACCTATCCTAGCTATACTCAGGCGCTCCGCTATGGCTTCGAGAAAGCCACGAACCTACCTGTCACGTCAGCTACGCTTTATTACACTTACCCGGGTCTGGTAGACGAAGCTCAGACTATTCCCTCTGGTACTGGGGCACTTCTCTACGATAAGGGTGAGTTTACTGTTGGTTCCGGTCAGTGGATTTATGACGCCACCATCGTGATTGGAACCACGTTGGAAGTGTCCACTAGTTCCAGTACTCGTGGGCAGCTTACCAAGAAATCTAGTGGTACGGCTGTGGCAGTATGTACTGCCATTGATCTTACGTATAAGAAATTGACGTTCCGTACCTATGGTGAGGGGAATTAATCATGGATAAGCAGAAAGAAACTCAGTACCGTGAAGCTCTTGCGTCTTTGGCTAAGACCGACCGCGAAGCTTTCGCCACGCTTATCGTGGAATACCTTCAACCAAACCATATTACCACCGACTTTGTATCAATGTTGTTGAATACTCGTAGTCTGGCCCCAGGCACTCAATTAGTAAAGAAGGTCCGTAAGGGCATAACCGTGAGGACCTTAGTGCCAGGAGCCGTGCATATGGCTAGTGAAGTAAGTGTGGTCGACCGGGCTAATTACCATCTTTCCGGCATAGATGTTCGTGTCCATGCAAATGAGTGGGAACTTGAATCCGGTGAGCTTGGTACCATTGGCGAGATCGAAGCCGAGATGAAGGCCAAGATCAAGGACTACTTCATGACCCAAGTCTTTACCAAGCTGGCTACGTTGTGGAGTGCCACCAATACACCTAGCAACTTCATCAATGTTGGTGGTGCTTTGACCGCCACGGCTCTTGAGACTGCCATTAATGAAGTTAACTACCGAGTTGGTGCGGTGCGAGCCGTTGTTGGTACCCGCAAAGCTATGACGCCTATTACCAAGTTTGGTAATTATGTACCTTACGATGCCTCTCCAACCTCTTGGGGTGTGGGTATTCCTTCAGCTATCGAAGAGATTAGCCGTACCGGCTTTCTTGGAAATTATTTCGGTGCCCGCATCATAGGGCTAGATCAAATTTGGGACAACGAAGTGGATTATACCGCTCAGCTTCCTGAAAATAAAGTTCTGGTCATTGGCGAGAACGTAGGCGAATTCATTACCTACGGCGATGTCAAGCACAAGCAGTGGACCAACTGGGAACCAACGCCACCAGTTTACAATACTGAGTTCTATCTTCAGTTCGGAATGATTATAGACCGCCAGATTGGAATTGTGGTCGTTGGTGGTTTGACCTAAAAATAATCAGGGGGAGTCTTATTTGGCTCCCCCTTTTATCCAGAGGTATTATAGATGTTTATAGATCAAGTTGTAATAGAAAATGGTTTGGTGGTTGCTCACGATGTTTATGGGCGGATACATGTTTTGGCTCCATCTGCTTTTAGCCCAACACCGCCCGGTGTACCTCTGGACGATTACGTATGGAAACATGCCTATCACACGGATGTGTGGCCTAACACTACAGGCTTTCACGACCTATACAATACCAACACGGCTACACAATTCTCCATTACGGCCAATGCTGATTTATTGATAAATACAATAATATTAGCTCAAACCGGAAACAATGTTGTCTCTCTGGTAGATTTGCGCAAAGATGGTGTTACATTTACTGTATTGCCAGTTTTGGAAGAGAATATAATTCATTTGAGTGATCAGATAATTATTCCTTCTGGTTCTGTACTTACAGCTAAAGTAAAGCCCGGCCACAAAAATACAGAGGTAGCTATAACAGTTGGTGGATACTATACTTAAGAGGAGATTTAAATGGTTACAGGATTGAAGGACGAATCAATAAGGCAGGATATCTACGAGGCTTTACAAGGAAATAAGCCTCCTTATAAAATTTATAAGAAGACAATTATGGCTCGTGTTTTGGTGCGCTATCTGGACCCCATTCGGTTGATACCAGCCGAAGTGGTACTTAATGGTGACCCAGAAACCGGAGACGTAGAAGAATTGGTCATCAAGGTTTGGTCAGCAGCCGAGGATATCTATTTACGCAGGAATAACAAGATACACCTTCAGGATGGTACTTTGATTGAATTTTCTGGTGTCGAAGAAGATATTCCCACGGTTAACCAAATCGACGATGCGGAGATAGAAAGTATTCTATTACAGCCTTTCTTCGCGCTCAAGAATAAATTAGACGAATTTACTTCATCTGTTCCTATTAGACGCTTTCTGTTGAAAGCCGAACAACTCAACCGGCCGGTGAGAACTGTGGAATATATTAAAGAAGCACTTTCGGCTATGGAACAGGTTGACGCACAACCTAAAATTGATAGAATAGATATAGATTATTAAATATGGCAGATGCAAAACTAAGTGCATTAACGGAACTAACCACACCAGCTTCCGGTGATCTACTTTATATAGTAGATATATCTGAGCCGAGCGAAAATGACCAAAGTAAAAAGCTTGTATTGTCCACGTTGGATGCTCGCTACTTGCTTGGTTCCAATAACTTAAGTGATTTAGATGACGTTCCTACGGCTCGCGTCAATTTGGAATTAGAAGTCGGGGTAGATGTACAAGCTTACGATGCAGAACTAGCTGCTATCGCCGCTTTAGCCATTACAGATGGAAACTTTATCGTGGGTAACGGCAGCACTTGGGTTGCTGAAAATGGAGCAACGGCCAGAACCTCGCTTGGCCTGGGCAGTATGGCTATCATCGACGATGCTCCTTCTAACGGCAGCCAATACGCTCGCCAAGACGCAGCCTGGGCTGTAGTGAGTGGCGGTGTGACCAGCGTCTTCACCCGTACCGGCGCAGTCGTGGCTACAGCCGGAGATTACACCGCCAGCCTGATTACCAACGTGGCGGCTGGCAACATTGCCGCTGTGACAGTGCAGGCGGCTATCGATGAGTTGGACACCGAGAAAGCCGGTCTGGCGCTGGCCAACGTGTTCACGGCGGTGCAGAAGATCAACGTCAACTCGGCTGTGGCGTTGTTGGTCGAGCAGGACGGCATCAAAGACAACGTGCTGGTGGTGGATACGACCAATGGGAGGATTGGAGCAGGCACGCCAACTCCTCAAACCGCGTTGAGTTTTCCGGCGGCATCGGAGGGTATTGCTCTATACAATACAGCCGATGAAGCAACCAATTTTTCTCGTGTACACATGTATTGGGTTGCTAATGAATTTCGTATCATTACAGATAAGGGTGGCTCAGGTCCTTCGCGCGGCCTGGTACTTGGGTCAGAAGTGGCTGCCACTACTCGATTTTTCGTTAGCGCGGCTGAACAGATGCGAATAACATCTGGGGCGATTGGCATGTTCGCGCAGGCTCCGGCAGCCAGCTTGCACATTGATCAGACTTCCACTACTGCGGCTAAGCCGGTTTTGCTTCTGGATCAGGCCGACGTATCCGAGGAATTCATCCATTTCATCGGCACTTCTACAACTAATGCTTCTCAATCTTTAGTTGATGCGGCTGATATGACAACACCAGGTTCGATTGTAGGGTGGTTGAAAATTTATGTGCAGGATGACCAAGCAACTAATCCCATTACGGACGGTTTTTATTATGTGCCTTTTTATAGTGCACCTACAGCATAGGAGATGAAATTTATGGCAGATTCACCCCTTCCGGCCCGACCTGTTGCGCCCACACCTGTGAGTGTGGAGGATATGGAGATCACCCTGTTTGATCCCTCCCCGACCAATGCGGAGGGTACACCGCAAGCAGCCACCTACCGCGTGCAACTGAAATTATCGGATGGCAGCATCGAGATCAGGCAAGGGAATTTAATCCCGCATCTGACCAACGCCGAGATCACGGGTCTGCAAAACCTGCTGGCCCGCTTGCGGGGAAAGGCGAATACAGCATGGATACCGTAATCACCCCCGCCCAGGCCCGCCGCTTGCTGCAAGAAGAGCAGCAGGCACGGGTCAATGCGGCCAAGATCAAGTACGATGCTTTCGTTGCCGAGTGGCAGGCTGAATTCCGCGTGCGGCTGGACATCTCAGTGCTTGTGACGGCACGTGGCAATGTGCCACAGATGTTGATTATAGCAGACCCATGACGACTATAAACTACTTTTTATTGTTGGAATCTGGTAGTCATCTATTACTGGAATCCGGCGGCAAAATTATAATCTCACAAGTTATAATTTTGGTTCCAATGAAGATCGCCGGAGCAGACGTAGCCATATATGGTTTTAGTTCAAGTGATGCTTTAATTACTACCTTGATTGCTTCAGATGCCAGAGTTACTACACCAACCGCAGGAGATGCATTTATAACAACTGTGCAAGATTCTAACGTAGTAACAACTACGATAACTGCCGAGGACGTTAATTAAACATGAACCAATATTTTACAGGAAATGCTGTTCGTTGCTCATTTACTTTGAGCCCAGCCGTCGATCCAACTACCGTAATATTCCGATATAAGAAATCAAACGGGGATAAGACGGCTTATACTTATGGGGTAAATGCAGAATTGGTTAAAAGTGCGGTTGGTAGTTATTATGTTGATCTTGTCGCGAGCGGTGAAGGTCAATGGCATTACCGGCTGGAAACTACGACACCAAATGCTGCCATAGAAGCTACTTTTACGGTGCTCAAAACCCAATTCTAGGGGGAATATTTTATGGCTGTTGAACTTACATACACGAGTGACCTCGATTACCTTACAGATTACTTAAGAATACACTTAGGAGATACCGGTTCTACCTTTACGTATTCAAATGATACATTAAAATTGGTACTTCTGGCTGGGCTAAAGATGCTTATGCCGCGTTGGAACAGTCGTTATGTGCCAACTTATAATGCAAGCACCGAGAACTGGGATGTGGCCAGAAGCAGCACCGATGTATTCACACACGCCTCACCGCCAATAATTATGTACGGGGATGAACGACCTATCTTATTGGCTGCTGCAATCGCTCTTAAATCCGGTTTAATCTATACAGTTGGCAGTAATGCTGTATCATGGCGGGATGACGAAGTTTCATTCAGTAATATGACTGGTGCCAAGATGCAGGAAGCCAGCTTGATTAGAGACTGGGAAGAATTAAATAAGCTGGTACCAGAACGTAGACAGAGATTGGCTCGCTCGAAAAAGGGGGAGCTTCTAGGTTTTCGTTTTCCACCGAATCGGTATGAGAGTGAAAATTTCTAAGGAGAATTGAATGGAAGGTTGCAGGGTTTGTAAGGGAGAATTAAAGCAGGTTTTAGATTTGGGAGAAATCTACCCATCTACTTTTATATGTGGTGATGAGCAGCTTGAAAAGGCTCCATTACGGTTAGGGTTGTGTTCAAAATGTAGATTAGCCCAACTGATGGACACCGCAGATTTGGATAAAATGTATCGGTACTATTGGTACCGCAGTGCTTTGAATGGCTCAATGGTGACAGCTCTTAGTGATATTGTAGATAGTGTTCAAAAATATGTTACGCTTGAACCGGGGCATATAGTTGTGGACATCGGTACCAATGATGGATCATTATTAAATTTCTACCCCGATTATATCTATAAAGTTGGAATTGACCCAGCTTACAATTTGCGGATAGAGGCAGAGAAACATTGTAATGCTTTCATAAATGATTATTTTTCGTATGAAGTATTGCCAAGAGATTGCAAACCAGCCAAAGTTATTACTGCTATCGCCATGTTCTACGATTTACCAGACCCATTGAAATTTCTACAAGATGTTAAAAATTCATTGGCTGCTGGCGGTATATTTGTGGTGCAAATCATGGACCTCTTATCTATGCTAAAAACTAATGGCTTCGATAATATTTGCGCCGAACATTTAGAATATTATTCTTTAGATAATCTACTCGATCTCTTCGATCAAGTTGGGTTGGAAATTTTCGATGCTGAGTACAACAAAGTCAACGGTGGTAGCCTGCGGGTTTATGCCTGTCACACCGGTGAGAGGGGCATACAACCACACCTCGTGTGCATGCTAATAAAAGAATTTTTGGAATTGCGTGATGACTCATTGCAAGAATTTGCCAAGCGAGTTCAAGAATTAAAGCAAAAAGTTAATCAATTCTTCGAATCAAATAAAAATAAGTCAATCTGCGGTTTGGGGGCCAGTACCAAAGCCAACACGGTCCTACAATATTTCGGGTTGGATAATTCCAAGATAAAAGCTATTGGCGAGATACATCCTGATAAGTTTGGGCTAAAGATGGTCGGAACTAATATTCCCATCGTACCAGAAAAAGAAATTTTAGATGCTAATCCAGATTATATCGTGTTGTTGATCTGGCAATTTGCTGACAACATACTGCCAAAATTGCAGAGTTACATTGATAATGGCGGAAAAGTCTTGGTGATGTTACCCAAGCCGAGATTAATTACTCAAGAAGGTGAGATATGGGTATAATGATGAAGAGTTTTGGAATGCTTTTGGATGAACTCATCACGAACAATGTAAAACTTTTCATGGTTCAGGAAGATTATGCCAACGAGGATGACCACGTTGTAGCTGAGGCAGCTCGCAAAGCTTTAAAGTTAAATGCTAGGCGCAATCAGTTGATCCGGGTCATCGACGAATTGCTTGGTAATGAAGATATAACTGTTACCGAAAAAACGTATGGATAATCAATTGGTATTTATTCACTTGCCGAGAACGGCAGGTACTTCACTTGGTGTGGCTTTGGCTAATGCTTATCGAGAAGTAGGTAAGACAGTTTGCCCTTACAGAAATTGGGAATATTTTGTAGAGGCCATAGATTTGGATACTTACGATCTAATCGGAGGACATTCTTATTACCCCTTGATTAGATTATTGAAAGGCAATCCTACATTCATTACCATACTGGGTGAGCCAATAAATAGATGTGTATCTAATTATTATATGACCAAAGGGTTGTGGGCCGGCCCAAACAAAGAAGATTTGGACAATCATACTTTATCTGAATTGTTGGACAATCCATTTTGGTTTACAGTTATGGCTAACCAACAAACCAGAATGTTGGCTTCAGACTTCGATATTGCAGAAATTAAATGCGCAGTAGATTTCTCAACCAAAATACGACCCACCAAAGAAGATTTAACGAAAGCCAAAGCCAGATTAACTACGTTTCCTTTCGTGGGAATTAAAGAACAGTTTGATAAATCATTACAATGTTTGAGTGACTTTGTTGGATTGCCCTTAATTCAAGTGAACAATGAAAAACCTAGGCACCCAGCAAATAATTTAGATGCTTCCACTTTGCAAAAATTAGAATTGGCTAATGAATACGATTTAGAATTGTACGAGTTTGGGTTGAAATTATTCAATGGATTATAATACCGAAGGTGTGGCTGAATTCGTTCTAGACTTGTTTGATAAAAATTATAAAGGTATCTGTATAGATGTAGGAGCTTACCACGCAACTTGGCTCAATAATAGTTATTTATTAGAAGAAAAAGGTTGGGAAGTATTCTGCATAGAACCAAACCCACATTGCCAAGAGATGCTTGTTAGCCGCAAAAATGTGTATAATTATGCTATGGGTACGGAAAACAAAGATAATGTAGATTTCTATATATATAATCTTGGACACGGACCAAATGGAGAGGCTGGGGGGACGGGTCTAATTTATTACGACCACCCACAACATCTGACCACTATCAAAGTAAAAGTACGCACCTTGGATTGGTTCATAGAGAACGTTGCCAAAGTAGATCATGTGGATTTCTTGGCCATAGACACGGAGGGTTCAGAATTAGATGTTCTACGTGGAATCAATTTGGATAGATGGGGATTGAAAGTAATTGCGGTAGAGAACCTTTATTACGATGCTGCAAATCTCGAACCCCACAATATAGAACAAGATGAATACCTCACCGCCAGAGGTTACAATAAAATAGAACGCATTATGTTTAATGATATTTATAGGAGAGGTTAATGGGACTTATTGAAAAGGGCAGGTTGGCCTTCACTCACCCAGGTAAAATCGGTGATTCTCTGTACGTGATGCCAGCCATGCGTTGGATTTGTAATCATAGAAAAACCACCTGTGATTTTTACACCAGCAAATATTGTGAACCACTAAAGAGGTTGTTCGAGCACCAGTCCTTCATCGACAATTTCTTCATGCCAGACAATTATGCGGTGGAACGTATGGACTTAGGGGTTCAGCCTTGGTATATTCCAGTAGATATTAACTTGTATGACACAGTTTGGCAACTCGGCTATAGACAGGTTCCTGACAGGCCACTACCAAACTATATCGCCATGCTCGCTGGAATTCAAGCACACAATGGTATAGAAGTTAAATATGAATATCCAGATTTTGAAACTCTAGACGAGCCATACATTTGTGTAGCCCCCAGAGGCAAGACAACTTATGCTGGATTGTTCCAAGAAATTATAGAAAAATCACCCATCAAGGTAATTCAAGTTGGCGGTTGGGGTGATGCAGTCGAGGGTAATGCAATCGACAAGACCGGTTTAGATATGCTAGAGACTACAACTTGGTTGGCTAAGTCAGTTGGCTTCGTTGGCATTATGTCAGCCATGTTAGTGTTAGCTAATGGGTTCGATTTCCCCAAAGTATCTCCACATGACTCAATTCATTGGGACATGCGCCACGTAGTTAGAAGTGAAAATAATTTCTATCCAATCAATCCGACAGTAGAAGAGGTGCTGGAATGTCTGAAACTATCTTAGTCATCAACACCAACGACGTGATGTCAGAAAATACCAGACAGAGCATGAAGGATGCTGCACGAAGGTGGGAATGTGATTTTATAGAAATCAAGCAGCATCCAACCAAACACCATCATTCAGCCGTGAAGTTGTTGGCTTTCGACTTGTGTGATCACGATAGAATTTTGGTTCTGGATTCAGATATAGTCGTGAGGAGTGATACCCCCAACCCATTTAAGCTGTGTGATCCCAGATTTCTATACGCAGTCAAGAATCAACAATCACACTTTCCACCCGCATACAACGTAAATGTGCAAATAGCATATAGAGATATCCAACAGGTATTATCGCTCAAAGAGGTGGAAGGCAGATTAGATGTCGATTTAATCAGTCGAGACTTCTGCAATGCGGGTGTGGTGCTGATAAATAGGGAATTCCACACCGAGTTATATAAGATAGCCTACAATTTGTTTCTGGGTACGAATACCCAGTGGTGGGATCAGATACCTTTGAATATGGCTATCTATAGCCAATTGGGTGGCTATCACGATTTGGGACAAGAATGGAACTACCAATTTCCTTCCAATTTTGCTGCAATGACAGCTTATATCTATCACTTCGCTGGCAATCCAGGTCGCTACGATATTCTGAAGCGAGTTAATTGGGTTATTGCACCAAGCGAGATTATCACACGTAATGATTTACACAGATTAATAAGTCAACGTGGTTATAAAGTTGGGGCAGAAATTGGCACGCAAAAAGGCGAATACGCCGAATATTTATTGCATAATACTTGGTTGGAGAAACTACACATAATTGATGCTTGGAAGTATGTTCCTAATTACAAGGATATTTCTAACGTTTCAGATGAGGCACACAATGCTAATTATACAGAAACTTTGGAACGATTAGCCCCCTTCGTTGGTCGTTACAATGTTATAAAAGCTTTTTCTAAGGATGCAGCCAATATAATTGGTGATTTAGACTTTGTGTATATAGATGCCAACCATTCATATACCAGCACTACAGAAGACTTACAAACTTGGTATCCAAAGGTACGTAGTGGTGGTTTGGTGGCAGGACACGATTTTTTGGATGGGGAAAATATTTGTGGCAGTGAATTCGGTGTGCGGAGCGCAGTGTTCGATTTTCTGAAAGACAAGAAACATACACTCTACGCAACGAATGAACAGTGGCCCACATGGATATTTTTTAAGGAGTAAAGGAATGACAGTCTATATTGGTGTACCAACCATCAACTTGAAAAAGTACTTAGTTGGTACGGTGGAAAGTATTGAAATGAACCACCCTTGGAAGTTGTTGGTAATAGACAATGGCTCAGGGGATGAAACTAAGGAGTGGATCGAAAAGTCAGGTTACGATTATATTTTCAATCAAGAAAATCTCGGCGTGGCTAAATCTTGGAATCAAATTATTTATTGGGGATTATCCCACGATGATTGTGAAGCTATCTTCATTTTGAATAATGATTTGGTTATGCACGAAGAAGCTTTCGACAGAATGTTAGAAACTTTATTCGTAGAGGGTAAGGATGCTGTCAGTGGAACCAACGTGGGTAACAACCCCAGTACCTTGATGTATTGCACCAAGCCAATACCTAGATATAGTCGAGCTATGAATTTCAGTTGTTTTGGGTTGACTGTTCCCACCATAACACGAGTAGGTTTATTCGATGAAGGTTTCAAGATAGCTTACTTCGAGGATAACGATTACCACCATCGCATGCGTGGGGAAGGTATAGATGCCTCGTGTGATCTGTGGGCTTGGTTTGCACATTACGGTTCGCGTACAGTAAAAGAGGCTGGAATTCCACCACTTCATAATCAATTCAATGCCAATAGAAAGTATTTCTACGAGAAGTGGGGATTTTACCCCGGCAGCGACGAAGAAAGGGAAAAGGCAAAATCATACAATGAAAAGTAACGTTCGTCTGCTATGGTGTGGCGACGCAGTAACACAAACCGGGTTCAGCCGCGTTTCACACAACGTATTGAATGGATTGTTCAACACAGGTATGTATGACATCCACGTATTGGGTGTTAATTATCACGGTGATCCACACAACTACCCATACAAGATTTACCCGGCTGTGTTGGGTGGAGATCAACTAGGTTACAAACGGTTGGAAACTATCGTTAAGGCTATAAAGCCTGAAGTTGTAGTTCTATTCAACGATATATGGGTAATACTGGATTACTTATATATCTTGAAAGAAGCTAAATTGGAAAACTTCAAAACGGCTATTTACTTTCCAGTAGACGCTTATGGTTATGATCCAGAATGGATGGACCCACTTTATCGAGTGGATAAAGTATTAGTTTATACAGAATTTGCCAAGCAAGTTTTGCGGGAAGCTGGGTTTCGGCGCAAAGTTTCAATCGTACCACACGGTGTCGATACCAATATATATTTTCCAGTCAATAAAAGTGAAGCTCGCCAAAGCCTGAATGGTTTAAAGGATGAAGATTTCATCGTCTTCAATGCTAATCGAAACCAACCTAGGAAGCGTATAGATACTACCATCAAAGCATTTTGCAAATTTGCGAAAAACAAGCCAGACGCCAGATTGTATCTACATATGGGCTTGGTAGATGCAGGTTGGAGTATCATACCTTTAATGATGCGAGAATGTAAACTCAATGGCATCGAAAGTGCAAATAAATTGATATTGACTGATCCCAATCTTACCCCTGGAAGTACGGTATCAGAAGAATTATTGAATATCATTTATAACACGGCAGATATTGGATTGAATACAAGTTCTGGTGAAGGTTGGGGTTTGGTCAATTTTGAGCAAGCAGCTTGTGGAGTGCCCCAAATAGTGCCCGGCTTTGCTGCTACAGCGGAAATATTCAAAGACCGTGGACTGCTTTTGCCAGCCAGACAATACCTATCCAACCTGAAGATTAATACTGAGGGCGGTATTATACATGAAGATGATGTTGTCGAGGCTTTGAATACATATTATTACGACAAAGAATTACGTTATTTACACGCTGCCAAGATGTTTGAATATACTCAGCAACCCCAATTTAATTGGATTAGTGTTGCCAAANNTTGGCATCAACATTTGCAGGAATTGGTGTGATGGTAACTATTACTTTCCCCTCAGATACCAAAGATACGATTGATGCTATCCGCGAAGCTATCGGCAGAGATGCAACTTTCTACACCATAGCCACAACTTCAGGTTGTTCGACTTGTTCTCTCGATCCAATCAACAATACATCGACTGATCCATTTTGTGTAACCTGCGGTGGAGTTTATTGGTTTATAATTTACTCTGGTCACGTTCTGAATTCCCATGTACGGTGGGCACCCTTCGAGGAACCCAAATTCACCACGGCTGGTATAGTGCACGAAGGCGATTGTACAGTTACAGTTGAATATACTGGCAGCATCTTGAACATCGTGGATACTACCAAATACGTATTGGTAGATGGTGTACGCATGTTGATACATCGTTATTCTTTACGGGGAAAGCCGGAAATAAACAGGATTAGAATCTTGTTAAAGGAAGAAGGTTAATGGAAGTATTTGAACTGTGGAATACAGTCACTCGAATTAGACGTAAGAAAAATAGATATTTAGCGGCTATGCTTTCCGAATTGGAAATAGCTTTACCGCCGGAAAGATACAATAGAGAATACCAATTGATACGTAAAACCGTATTAGATTATATGAATGATTTTTACCGTGATGTGATTCGCTTAATGCTTGGAATCGACGTTGAGGGCCAGGATTATCTTTAGGACTGCCTACAATGGCTGAAGGGTTTGGAGAAACTGCTAAAGCTTTCGATGCACTACATAGAACCGCCCAAGGCTTCGAGCAGGCTGCCAACGTATTTCCGCAAGAAGCTATCGGTTTGGCTATAATCGAAGCCAGAGCTACTCTCAGAGATAATTTGATCGAGGCCATAGACAAGACACCTGAATTTCAAAACGAGCTTCTAAAAGCATCTTTGATTGTCTACTTCACCGATCCAGCCAGAATACAATTCTCGAATGGCGAAATCGTCGTGGCAACAGAACAACCCGAAGCAGCCAGAGAACAATGGTTGGCAGCCCAACAAATTGCCAACGAGATGCGTAGAGAAGCCACAGGTGCCAAACAAGCATCTGAAAGACAAGCTTATAATTATTGGCGCTTTGCGGTTTATAGGCAGGAAGATTACGAGGAAACTATTAAAGATCGTTTCGCAGTTTTGGGTGGCAAAGAGATTGCACCCTATTGGTATTTTTTGGAATACGGAACTGGTATATCAGCCTACCCCCAATCTAAAGGCCAATATTTCTTGGCCAAAACACAATCAGCAGTGGGCGGTACACAATTATTAAAATACTACGAAGAATTGCTCGCCAGAGATTTCGAGCGAGCTATGGTGCAAGAATTGGAAAATAGCATAACCACAATCAGTGTTCAATACATTAGATGGTCGAGATGGTATGCAGGTAAAGGTGGGAAATTATATAGCCACGTTTATGATAGCCGCACCGGTTATAAGGTTGCAGGCTACAAAGCACGAATTAAAGAAGCTCTATAATGCAAATTAATCGAAAAGTCGATCTCTCTATTTACTATCATCTGCGTGATTTATTGCCATCTCTGGTAAATGTTTACGATGGCTATCCTGTAGGTGCAGACGGCAGGCCGAGCGGTGACATTGCGCTTCCGGCTGTAGCGGTGGAACGCCAACCTATCGTACTGCGTCCTTTTGAATTGGCGGGTGCTAATCTGGCCCACTATTTCTACATCGTGGATGTTTACGGCAAAAATAAAGCACAGCGAGATGATATAGCTTACCAAATACAAACCGACCTCGACAGTAACAACGTCAAGGTCTATAACTACGATGTGGGTTTCCCCCCAGTCGTAGCCCCACACATTGGCACTCTGGTACTCACCGGTGAAGTTAGAAATACAGTAGTCTACGTATTTCCAGATTTATCCCCCAACGAGTATTGGAGAGCCATAGTAGATTTTACGGGATATTACACTGCGGTTTAGCCAAAGTGTAAAATCGAAATTGGGAGTATAGAACTAAATGGCTAAACGAGTGGCAATCAACTATATAGGAGATAACAAATGGCGAAAAGAGTAGCCATCTCCTCAACTTAGGGGGACTATACGATGACGTTTGTTAAGACGAAAATTATCAACGAACAATTCTTTGATGATCTTACAAACCAAAGTACACAATACGTCCTTGGATTTCTCTATGCCGATGGAAATTTGCATACCAACCCCAAAAAGAAATTCTCATTTGTGTCCAAAGATTGTGAAATTTTGGAAAAAATGCAAAAAGTTTTACAAACTGATTATAAAATTGGAACAAATGCAGATAAGAATTTCCAGTTGCAAATTTATTCTGATTATGCCTACGATAGATTGACCCAATTGGGTTTACACCCTAGAAAATCTTTAGATATATTATATCCAGATTGGGCAAACAGACATTTCATAAGAGGCTATTTTGATGGTGATGGGACAATTTATAAACAACATGATAGACCATCATACAGATGTGATTTTATATCAGGTAGTAGAGATTTCATCATTGGTCTAGAGAAACATTTGTCCATATTGGGGTTAGAATACCATTATAGACATGACGAAAAGCATGCAAATTGTTTTAAAGTGTACATTCATAGAAAGTCAGATGTTCTAAAACTCAAGAGTATTTTATATGACAGTGCAGAAATTTACCTTGGGCGTAAATGGAGCATCTTCCAGAAATGGGTATAGCAAACCTCGAATATCGGTGAACCCCCTGAAGAGGGCAATACCGAGGGACAGCCCAAAAATGGGAAGCCCGTAGAGACTACCAAGAGGCACCCTTTGGGGTGATGGTATAGTCCGATCTACACATATAACAAATGAAAGTGTAGAGGTGGTTACAACCACCCCCGCATTTGCGGAGTAACAACATGTCAAAGAAGTTAAACCGGTAATTGTCGGCCCATTAGGTTCCTATGACGCTGGTCGTATACAACGATTGGATGCACCTATGAACCTGCCAACCACGGATGTGGATGAGTTGGGAAACCGCCAACACGCCGGTACTACCACCGATTTGCCAGAAGTGACGATCACCTTCCAAGCTATGGATGTGTCGATTAAGTTATTCGCTGCCTTGACTGGCACGACAACCACACCTTATCCAACTGCTGGTGTTGATATCAACCAACTAGGAGATATTGACGTGGTGGCTGAAATTAAAGACGCCAACCTCGAAGATATCGCCAAAAGTATGCACCTGCGCAAATGTCGTATCAATGGTTTCACGTTTACGTACTCTGTAGATGGTGAAGCCACTGAAGAATATACGGCTGAGGGCAGTGACAAACGTTGGTTGAAATACGACGTTATCATTGATACTCCGGCTGTTTCCGGCACAGGACCGTACACACTCAGCCAAACACCTATTCAGCTCAAAAATCTGGATTACCTTCTATCTGTAATCATAGATGGGGTATACTTTGACGAAGTTACCTCCGGGCTGGGTGCTGGTGAGTACACTTACAATGGTGGCACCAATCAGGTCACGCTTGGTGAAGCTGCTACCAGCAATGTAGTGCTAGTATATCATGCTAATCCTGCCGGTACTAACTGGACCGACATCAGCGATAGCACCATTCCGGCTGCTGTACGTGGCAAGAACATTCCGGTTTACCTGAAAGCTAATAGTATTCCGCGAGTTCAATCGCTTACTATTCGCGGCACTCTACCTGTGACGCGGGTAGAGGAAATGGGTAATACTGAAATAGTTGGCTACGTTACTGGTGTGCCCATGGTCGAAGGTGACATTTCGGTTTTGGATACCGATACTGAATTGGTGGCTTTATTTGCTACCGGTAGTCTAGCTCCGGCTGATACGGAATTCCGAGGTTGTGAATTCACCGCTTCTGGAATTTCCCTATTGGTCGAAATACTTAACCCATCTCTGGCGTGTAATACACCAAGCGCCAGTGGTGTGGTTTTGAAAACTGTCTACATTCCACAGGTCACCATCACGTCAGATGGTCATAGTACCAACGTCGGCGGTAATGCTACACAGACGTTTGCATTCCGCAGCACCACCGGTGCATGTATCGTCTATTCTGGCAACAGAAACTAGATTTAACATAAAACTGGGGGCTGTGCTTAAAACATGGCCCCCTCTTTTTGTTAGGAGGATAAATTGGGTAAACGAAACGTAAAACGAGTAAATATTTCAGCGCTATTCCGCTGGAAGCAATCATTACCTATCTTCGATCATAGAAATCAAGAGGTAGCCAGAGTTTATCAACGAGTAATTAACGATAAGGAATACGAGGAAGCTCGACTGCGGGCTATCCGCAAAAGTCGAGAAACAAGGTTGGCTATGCGTAATCCAGAGGGTGTAGAATATTTTGCACTCGAAGAAAGTCTGGAAACAATTAGTAAAGAACAATTGTTAAATATTATTCTGCTGGAAGAATTCCCCAAGCTGTACGAGAAAGCTAATAACGAAGTCAAATTACAGATGCCTAAATCACCGGGTTCAGATGCCAGCTTGGAACAGCTTGAGGAATACGAACACCAAGTAGATGAATACGACGAGAAACGTTCTCAGGAAATTCTCAAAGTTGTCGAGCAATACCGCAAACAACACGTCGAAAAGTTAGAGAAATTAGGTGACGACGAAATCAAGAAGTTGGCTCGCAAAGCTATGGAAGATCGAATCTGCGGCAACGTAATTAACGAAGTTCTAATGCACTATTCAGCTTATCTTGGCACTTATGAAGATGAGGATTGCATCATCCATTATTTCAAAGACTACAACGAATTCGATGAATTAGCTACGCAGGTCAAAGAGCAATTGGTACGTGGTTACAATACTTTAAAATTAACACCTGAGAAACTAAAAAATTAGCAGCCAGTGATGCACTCCTTTCCCTCTGGCGTATCACTCGGCAATTAAATATACCGCTGCACAAAGAGTTACCAACTAGTTCTTACGATTATCCACATACGGTAGCTACGGTAATAAGATGGAGGGAAAACATAGATTCATTTATGGAGTTGCCCAAGGATAAGCGACCCCCCGAAGATATTTATTTCGATTCGGAAGCACTTGAGGAATGGTTTGATAGGATATTAAGTCGCAAGCAAACAAGTTTCGACTTGTTAATCGATGAAGTAGAAGGATAACCTTGGCCGTCTCAAACTTAGACAGAATTAGAAATTTAGTCCGAGATATCAATCTCGAAGCCGGAAAAACTGCTAGTTTATTCCGCGAACTTGAACGCATCGTGAGTTCAGTTAATGTCTCTGGTCGTTCTATAACCGGTGATCCAGCCCAATATCGCAGAGCTACTGACGAACTGCACCGTTACACAGCCGCCCTCAGGCAACTTGAGCAGCAACAACGAGCCGCAGGTCAACTACGTTGGCAACGTGGTCTCCCAGGTGCTCCAATTGCTGCCCAAAAAGAAGAACGCGCTTTACCAACAGACCCAGTACTTGCTGCCAAATTGGCAGAACAGCAAAAAATAGTAGAAGCTCAACAAACCAGATTTATTCAGAATTTTGGTTTAACTACCAACGCTGCTGCTAATGCCACAAAATATTTGGATAAGTACGGGCTTAGCTTGAGTAATCTTAAGCGAGTGATGATCGACCCCATCACAGGTACCCAAGAATTTGCCTTTGAGTCAAGTAAAATACCCGGCGTCATACAACGAGCTACTTTCGCTTTCGATAAATATGGTAATGCTATAGGTAGTTCTGCTACTCGTTTCCGTGGTTTCACGGACATGATCACTCGCAATATCGTCAAGGTATTAGAATGGGCCATAGCTGTGGGTGTTGTTTATGGAGCATTGAGCCAGCTAACTCAAGTATTCGATACCCTGCACGAAATTGACGACGTTATGTCTGACATCTCGTTTACTATGGGAAATGTCGGGCAAAATGCGGAACAATTAAATCGCTTCTTCGAGAGTTCTACAATCGTTGCCAGGGAAACCGGTACTGCGGTGCGCGATGTAATTTCGGTTTACGACGATGCTTTGCGAGCAACGTCTTCTTTGGGCAACGAAGAAATCAGGCTCAGAACTTCCACCCAGCTATTGAACGATGCCATGTTGTTCTCTAGGTTATCCGGCTTAAGCGCCAGAGAATCGATGGACTTATTGGTAGGTGCATTAAAGCAAGTAGGCATTGCCTCACAAGCCGCATCTGGAAGTCAAGAAAGCATAGCTCAAACGTTCGGGCGTGGCGAAGAAGTCATGGGTACTTGGTTAGTGGCCGTACAGGGTGGTGTAGTCAGTCTACAAGACTTGGGAGAAACTTTCTCTATCACCGGTGCAGAAGCACTATCCGCAGGATTGGATATAGCTCAGTTAACCGCAGTAGCCACAACTTTGGCTGAAAGCACAGGTAAGTCATCCGCCGAAGTTGGTAATTCAGTTCGTCGTATGTTAACTACCATCCAAAGTGAAACTGGTATCGAGGCTCTGCGCAAGGTTGGTATTGCAGTCGAAGACATCAATGGCCAAATGCGTGACTGGGATGAAATCATGGAGGACATCGCTGCTCGCCGAAGGGTAGGAGCTATAAGTGATGCTGCCTTCAGGCAATTAACCTATGCCCTTGGTGGTGGTCCTCGTGGTGGACCAGACATCGCGGCCATCATTCAATCTTGGGATCAAATAACTGCTAAAGCTGAAAAGTTCGGAAACGTAAATAATAGAAATGCAGCTATGGAAGCGGCTATGGCAGCCAAGTCACAAACATTGACCAATGCTCTAAATGAATTATCTACATCTTTCACCGAATTGGTTCAAACATTGGGTACTGATGGTGGCTTGCTTGATCTGGCTAAATCCATCGTGGATATTCTGGACGTTGTAGTGCAAAACATCACGAGCTTAACCGAGGTATTAGGACCGGCTACAACTAGGTTAATCGCTCTCGGCGTAGCTATGTCTATTTTATCAAAATACGGACCAGCACTTGGTAGTTGGGTTTCTGGAAAAATGGGACCACAACCAACAACAGGTGCACAAGCTGGTCAAGGTTTGTGGACCTCCGCTGGATTTATGTCTGGAAGACAATCTCAACCAACACAAGCGACTGGTGGGGTCGGTAGAACAATAGGCCAACTTGCTACTCCTCAAATGGCACTTGCAGCTACCTATGCTTTATCACAATTAGGTACACAGGGTACTATGGAAGAAAAAGGTATTCGGGTTGGTAGCACCATTGCCGGCGCTATTATCGGTGCCCTAACCCCGGCTGGACCTATTATCGGTGCAGCTATTGGTGATGCAGTAGGTAATGCTCTAATTGGATTTATGGAAAGAAATCGCATACGCACTGCCGACGTACTATCTTTGAATAAAGATGAATTGGCGGAAGCGGCCAAATTTGCAACTCAAGAATTAGAAAATAGATTATCACCAGCCGGTTTATTTGCTCGCGTATTTGAACCAGAAAAAGCTGGCCAACGGGCCGAAGAGTTCATGAAAACCTATAGGGAGGAACCACGAGCGGCTGAAAGACTTTTAAGAACCACTATGGCTCCCGCCGGCAGGGCTATAGAATTTGAAGAAAATGTCCAAGCTGCTATGGATGCTGCTAAAGCCATAACAGACTATGAAAAGCAACTCGTAGCACTGGGTGAAACCACAGCCAGACAACAAGAAGCCGTGCAGGCTTTGAACGATGAGCGTGCCATAGAAATTAAACAATTAAACGATCTGAGTGAAACTTTAGGCACCAATCGTAAAATAGAAGAGAGTGTATGGGAAGCTCAGCGCAAATGGGCCGCCGGTGACATAACTAAAAAAGTCTACACAGACTTACGGGATGCCGCCAAAGAAGTTCAAGATGTTGGCCCCGTCGCTTTTGAAGCTTTTCAAAACGCTACCCAGGTTGGCAATGAATTTATAGATGATTTTATGTTGCGCTTCATCGAGATGGCCCCTGAAACCAGAGATGATTTTATGGCTTTGGTTACCCAAGCTACAGAACTCGAAGACGTTCTCGCTAAAGCTATGGCCGGTGAAGATGTAGCTAACGTCGAGGAATATGGGCGCAGACTTAAGAGTGTCCAAAAAGAAATGCAAATTCTATATAACCAAGCCACAGCCTTGGAAAGCGCAGAGCCATTTAGATTTCTTGGCTTCACCGATTTCGAGGGTACTCAACGAGAATTTGAACAAATTTTAGCAGCAGCTAAGGCAGAACAAGAAAATTATCGTGAGCAGCTTGGCATCACGCCGGAAGAAATGACGGGATCAATTTCTGAATGGGTAGCCCATTTTGAAGGTATTTACCGCGCTATAGATGATGTACAACAGCCATTCGTCAATGAACAAATCCAGCGTTGGAAAGATGCCCAAAAAGAATTAAGTAATTTTAGTCTTCAACGATTAAAAGATTTGAAACCTGAACAAATACCAGAACTTACCAAACGAGTTAGAGGTTGGGAACAATACCTCAAGGGTGTACCCGGCTATCAAGAACAGGCCGAGGTTCAACCTTTCAACTTGGTCATTGGCGAGGAAAATGTATTTCACCGGTTGATAACTACTCAGGAAGCTCTACGTTTTGCTATCGAGGATTTGACTGAAGTTGAGAAGAAACAACTCGAAGGTATGTGGAATATTCCTGCTGGTGCTACGGTCATGGTACCGTTGCAATCGCTATATTATGCCCCCAAGGGCGGTGCTGGTGGGCCGGGCTTTCCTGGTGGTGCACCAACAGGTGGGGAAGAGGTAAATAGATATGGCTCACTCTTATCGCAAGGTTTCGAGCAACCAGCTAACAAGATGGATATGGCCGGAGACAAAATGTTGGAGGCCGCCAGTAGTATGCTACAGATCGGACCAACTATCTACGAGACTACCCGACGTGCTGAGACGGGTGGTGCCTCTATGGTAGATATCGGTCAAACCATATATGAAGCTACCCAAGCTGTCAAGGGTACCGGTAGCACTATGGCTGAAATCGGTGGAGTGGTAGCCAAAACAATTTCGCAAGCCAATATCAACGTGGACGTACCACCCATTAACGCCGATATCACCCTGACCATACCACCCATTACATTAGATGGTCAAGCAGTTACTAGAGCAATTAGTGTACGTCAAAGTAGAACTTTACGTAGTGCAGCCAGAGCTAGGGGCAGTGCAGGCGGAGGTGTGATTCAATGAGTTCCCTCAATTCACAAATCAATTGGATAAAATCAACCCACGACTTCTATAGATTTATGGCTACAGTATTAAAGATCGCTGATTATCAGCGGGGGACGGGGTCTATTGAGTTCGCTTAACTCACAAACTATCTATATATTTACCGACAGTTATTGGACGGCAGAACCGGTCTTGGGTGAATTACACGTTTTAGATGGTACTGAAACCGTTCTACACAATGCTGGCTATACCAGCCAATTTCGGGAGATAAACTTTTGGTTGCTCGATCCCACCGACCAATGGAGCAATCTGGAAGGTGTCTTCAAAAATGGGACCACGGTAGTTTTGGTTGATTGGGAAGGCAATAGCCACAATGTAAAAATTCGAGACCTAAAAATATCTAATCATTTAACTGATATAAAACGACCAACCAGCTCATATGTGGTAGCTAGGGTGCAGGCAAGGCTTCAAAAGGTATAATATGTCGAAAGTTAAGGTATTGCCAAACGGAACCAAAATCGGTGAATGGGTTGTATTGAGTCTTGGCAAGTCAAAAGATGATAACCAAACACACTTATGTCGTTGTAATTGCGGTATAGAGCGTGAAATTTTGACTTGCAATTTATTAGCCGGAAATACCAAATCTTGCAGAACTTGTCATTACAAATTGCGCACATTACCAAATTTTGGGGCGGCAAAAAGGCGTGTATTTAGAAGATACATAAAACAAGCAAAAGAACGTAATTATAAATTTGAACTACCATTTGAAGCATTTTGTTCTTTGCTGGAATTAGAATGCTTCTATTGCGGTAATCCACCAAGCCAAGTTATGGGGGAATATCCAGGATTTGTTTATAGCGGTGTAGACAGAGTAGATAATACTGGTGATTACACTTACGAAAATGCCATACCTTGCTGTTGGATGTGTAACAAAATGAAAAATAAATTGCACGGCCAAAATTTTGTAAAACAATGTTTGAAAATAGCAAATAAATGGCCGATAGAAAATGGATAATATTACCTACAGTATTACCGGCGGCATCGAAGCTATCAGCATTGATGTATTTGAATCGTATGAACAGCCAAGCTCTAGGTGTACTATTGTTACGCCAAATTATGGCAGTCTTGGTTTGGGTGATTTGATTACTGTCAATATTGGTTTCGATTCATCTAATGGCACTGTCTTTCAAGGTTACATCCAAGACATTGCTGCCGACAGATTGCCCGGCCAATACACTATCGAAGCTCAAGATGTCTTGATCAAAGCAGTCGAGCACTTAATCGTCTCTACTGACTTGGATAATCCTTGGAGCCGCACCAATATCTCTGCCGAAGATTTAATCGAAGATTTGCTTAACGAGGCTGGTATTATTTCTTTCAGTGGTGCATCGCCCGGTTTTACTTTCGCTACTGGTGAGATGCCTGTAGAGTTTCAATTAATTTTTGCCTGGGATGCTATCAAGATGGTGTCTGACGTGGTAGCTTGGCACGTCTACGCCGATACTTCTGGAACCGTTCATTTCGCCGATATCGACCCAACGCCTAGCGGTGCACCAGTTGCCAGCTACGTAACCGGAAGCAGCGGTACTATTTTAACTGCACATCGTTCGAGGAATACCGATAACTTGCGTAATAAAGTAGTGGTCTTTGGCATACCACCTGTCGCCGCGGTATCTTCGGCTTCCAGTCCATATTTACCTGCTGGATTTTACAAGACGGCAGTGATCTCATCCCACTTGATTGATACTCAATCTATGGCCAATACCACTGCTAGCTACAATTTGAGCAAGTGGAATAAATTAACCGAGACTTGCAGCCTAGAAACTATCGGACAATACCAACGCCATGCTCGCCAAACTGTAACGGTTACAGAAAGTTTCAGTGGGGCTAGTGGTGACTTTTTCATACATGACATTACCCACTCGCTAACCAACACGTACATCATGCGTCTTAATCTCACGAAATGATAAATCTACAACCTCAAGTGGTCCTTGGCGGAACTAATTACAGTGCCTACGTAACTTCAATTTCTAGACGGCATAGTTTGTGTGATACTATGTCTACAGCTACGGTCGAATTTGCTTCCAATATGCCAAATGACCCGACTGTATACGACACGGCAGTTATTCATGAGCAAGGTACCAAAGTATTCACCGGCTACGTAACTAACGTAGATATAGGTAGAATGCCTATCAGTTATATTGTGGAAATTTCTGACCCATCTATCAAGCTGGTGGATTATTGGTTGGATCAAATTTACGAAAGCACAGGAGAAACGGCTGAATATTGGATTGGCTTCTTCTGTGATCTGGCTGGTGTTTCGTATACTTTCGATACTACCTACAATCGTATCGTACCAAGTAATGCCAATGACGATGGTATTTCTTGGGAATACTCTTCAGCTATGGATGTCATCCGCGAATTGTTGGTTATCGGCGGCTTCTATATGTACTCGGATGCTGAGGGTCTCATTCATTTTGGGGATCAATTCAGCGGCACAGCACCCGAAAATATAGCTTCTGGTTCAAATATGTTGAATTTTCACAGAGACACAACCATTGAACCAACCCGTAATAAAGCTATTGTTTTCGGCAAGTACCCGATTTCTGCCGTAGCTACCATTACAATTAGTGAATTAGATGATAGAATTAAAACTGCGGTAGTAGCCACTCGTTATGTAGAAACTTTATCTTATGCTCAAGATTTAGCCGACAAAATGATTACATACTTTGCCGTTTTGGGGGATACCAAACAAGTTCAGGTATTGCCTAACCCTGAATATCACATCGGCCAAGAAGTTAGTATTTCTGAATCTTGGAGTAGCTACAGTAAAAGCAATAGTTTGATAACTACAGTCGAATCTAGGATGGATAACTCTGGTTACGTGATGACTTTGACTCTAGATGAATTTTGTCCATTTATTTGGGGTTACTCTATCACCGTTGCCATTACTTTATACGCCGGCACAGATGGACAAGGTGTTTGGAAATCTACCAATCTTGGTTTAACTTGGACAAACGTTACCGGCAATATTCCCTCCGGTGATTCTCGTTACGTCAGAGGTATCTCTGCCAATGCTGATGTGGTGTGGGCCGCCACTAGGAGTGGGGTATATTACACCAGTGTGGGTGGTAATACTTGGTCAAATAAGACGCCTACTTTGCCGGCGGGTGTGGTAGTCACCGATTGGACAGATGTAGAAATGGACCCAATATCTTCGGGTGTAGTTTATATATTAATGGACGACGTGACCGATGGCCAAGTTTTTTTGCACAAAACCACCAATAATGGCTTGACTTGGACTAACGTGGAGATCGTGTAATGTGGACTGATTGGGAATCATTCACTAGCAACTTGGTAGGTTGGGTACATTATAATGGCGAGGTATATGCTCTGACCCAAAATGGTGAGTTATATACTATAAATGAAACCACAAGTTATAATAAAGCTCTAATAGGTACAGTACCAGACAGTGCCGGCAATTATAAAGGCATGGCTCTTTGGCAAGATGCTATTTATATTTCACATTCACTAGATAGAATTTGGAAATATACCCCCAGTGCTGGCTTCACCAAGGTGTTCGACTGGACCAATAGTATAGGATCAGCCGCAATACCCGGTGACGTTACTGGTATTTCATTTGGTGGTTTTGGTTCGGCTGGCTTTTCTCCAAGTGGCCTAGTAGCCAACTCTAGAGGACTCATTCAAGTTGGCTTTGCTACAGTTCCCAACCAATATGAATATATAATTGGAAGTTACGATGGCATAAATTGGTTTGAAGCATATCGTGGCTCTGTTGCACTGAAGACATTCAGTAAGGCAGTTGCTACTAGCACTCGTATGTATGCAGCAGGTGAGGGCGGTGCTGCTGGCACACCTGTAGTTAGCTATCCTCATTCCATAAACACTTGGTTAACAATTAGCTCCGATATAACCAACGTAGAACTAGGTATGGGAGATTATTTTCTTGGTACCAAAACCGGCGATCTGGATCAATGGTTTGCCACTACTAATTTTTCTAGTGCATCTATTGAATTTTTGACGGATACATTGCTGGGCCAAAATTTATATATTCTACCTTGGCACGGTTATTGGTGGGCAGTTGGCAAGATAGGTGGCAGCAGCCAAATCGTGCGTTACTTGGGTACCAGTGGTTGGGTAACAGATAGAACAGCAGGTACCACTGTAAATGTCTCTTGGTTATTAGTGGGCTACAACAGTGCTTTATTCAATTACATACGCAGCTCGACACCAACCAGAGTAGTTTGGAAACGTACGCCTTTGGGCGGTGGAATGGGCACCGGTGATATTCGTAGCTCACAGAAATTATCCATCGACAGAAATAGAAATTATGTCTATTGCTCAACTTTGGGTAAGTATGCCAAGACAGCCGAGTATTGGCGGGTCGATTCCGGTTTAACTGAAGTTAGAGAAATCCTAACCTCTACAGTATCCGGTGTACATCCGGGCGTACATTCTGCACAAAATGAAGGTGTGCATTGTTTTGGTAATATAGATGGTGATTTGGTACGGCGTAGTTACGATCAAGGCTTGACATTCACCGGCTGGTCAGCACCTAGTGGTGTAAATGTTATAGAAGCTTCAACATTATTTAGTTTACGAAATGCTGATCTTCCAAACCCGGATAATATCATTGTAACTATAACTACTTCTGGTTTGGCTGCTGACAAGGCTTATTCTTATTCAACAGTTAGTGGTTGGCATTTGCTTTCTACCACAAATATGATTGCAGAAAGCCAAACTAGGAAAGAAGAACATACTTTTATCGGGGCTTTAAATCCGGCAACAAATATCGTGGATTATTCTTCGGATGGCGGCTTGGTTTGGGAAAACAGGGATACTAATCTTCCTACTATTACGGCAACGGACCTAGAATTCGCATGATAGACTATCTCGATTTTGAACAACGCATACTAAATTTAATACGCCAGAATAATCTAACACTTACGTTAGGTAGCTTACAAAACCAACGTATTGTATTGGGTGGAGTTAGAGGTTCTGGTGGTGGGGTGGGTGGACCGATCCAACCCTTTGTCGGCAAATTGACACAAACGGATATTACTTTCGACGTAACCGAATCTGGTAATGCCATCATTCCGGCTGGACAAGCCGCTTCTCTGCTGCATAATTTAAATCGGATTCGGGTTGGTCAAACTATCAAACCCAGTTACGTGCCTGCAAACTATACGGTCACGGCTTCCGGCAATTTAAACCAACACCTAGAAGGTATCGACACTGCCTTGTTAACCGCAGGTGGCGGTGGCAGTGGACACGTCATCCAAGATGAGGGGGTTAGTTTGCCCCAAAGAACCAAACTAAACTTCACCGGTGCCGGCGTTACTGTAACTGACGATTCTGGTAATAACCAGACCGATGTTACTATCCCTGCCGGGAATTGGCCATATACCGATATTCTCACGGTAGATACTTCCGGTAGTGGAGCTTACACCAGCATTGGTGCAGCTATCACCGGAGCTTCAGATGGTCAGTCGATTTTAATTAACTCTGAGACATACAACGAGGCCCTGACTTTCAACAAGTCGTTGCAAATCAGAGGCACAGGTCAACGACGGGCTATCATAAATAATAGCACGGCAGGCAATTTTGGTACGATATTTTTGTCGGGTGCTTCCAAAGAACACCAATTAACTCACATATTAACTAAACTTACTGCCAGCACAGCGTCCAGCAATGCTGCGGCATTATCAATTGGCACCACTGATAGTTTTACTAGCTACATAGAGGATTGTGAATTCAACGCTGTGGGGGCGGGTGGTGGCACTCCACCTGGCCCCATGCACGCTTTTAGAGCCAACTCGGCCAGCGGCACCAAAACTATAAACTTTAAAGGTTGTACCTTCATACCTGACGATGAGAGTGGATCATTGGCTATTTCCATCGTTGGTACGGATACCATTACAGTCGTGGTAGAAGGTGGACTAGTCAGTGGTGGGATCACACTCAATAACGCTAATGCTACTCTCGAATTGCGGGGCGGTGTTAAAGTCACCGGAACTGTGACTATCACGGCGGGTACAGCCAGAGGACAATACCAGGATGGTAGCGGTGAAACCAAGACCTTGACAGGTTGGAATGCCTGGACGCCAACTGTTACACAGGGCGTCTCAGTGACATTAACAGCTAACGTATGCAAATATAAAGTCGTCAATAAGATTTGCCATTTGGACGCTGTGTTAACTATCACCAGCGCCGGTACTGGTGGGAGCGACATCATCATCGGTGGACAACCAGCAGCCATACGGGGCGTAAATGCCATCATGCCACTTGGCTTTGCCCGGGTTAATGACACCGGTACGGCCAACTATGTGGGTATCTTGTTTGCCGAGGGAACCACCGATTGGCGAGTTATCATCAATCAAGCTGGTTACGTGGGATCAAACCCCAGCTTTGCTCTGGCTAACGGGGATTTAATTTATTTCAATGGAACTTACGAAGTAACTTAACCACTAAATTGTATCAATTTGGTTGACCAATTTAATTAACCTTGGGCGGAGGTATATGAAGAAAGGAAAAACAGTGTTAGACCAATTCTTAGAAAAATTTTTGGACAAAGGTATCTTGGGTTTGATCACGGCTATCAACATCCTGGTCATCATGCACCTCTACAAACGAGTAGAAGCTTTGCGTGACCAAATCCAAGCTATCTTGCAAAAACACATAGAAGAAGTCAAAGAACTCCAAGAAGAGAAATTAGAGATGCAAGAAGCCCACCTGCAAACCTTGCTGAAGGTTAAAGATGAAGTCACGGCTGTGGTACAAGAAGTAACCGCGACCATAAGAACTTTATTGGCGGCCATGACCAAGGGGTAAAGATGGATGAGTATGATGAAGTTAAAGATAAACTTCTAGACGAACTCAGGGATAGTCGTGAACTTCTGTTGGCCTACACCAGACAACTTCTAGCCCAAGCCGAAGAAGGAGCTGGTTCTAAGAGGTTCAAAGTTATGCTTCAGAAGTACGTAGAGAAACTGAAACACTAAATTGGTCACGTTAAATTGAATACAACTTAATTAAACTTTCGGGGGAAGCGATGTTTTACCTGGTATTAGGAGTAGTACCAATATTTTAATCTGGTTGTTAACCGGTATTTACATAAAATATTATGTCGAGTAATAATTACAAACACCATGTCTAATGCCTGCAATATATATTATGTAAAGTTATTAACCAAAAACTCTTTAACCATAATCAACGTCCACACCCCGTAGAACCGGTGTTCTACTCGTGAATTTTTTCACGAAGGGGGGGGGCTTGTGATAATATTCACACTATTGTGACACCGGGTACTATCTTGTGCACCTTTTCACAAATAGAATAAAATAAAAAAGAGCCAAGCAATTAAGGCTTGGCTCTGTCTCAATGTACTATTCTATTGTAGTATTGGGATTAATCACACTTATCAATCCCAGTCTCACATGCTACCCAGCCCATCACTCCCCCTCCGTTGGGAACAATGATAGGAGTAGGAACAACAACACTGACTGGGGGCCCGTCATCTATACAGGCTAACTGCGCAAGGAACATAACGACAGGAACTAACACGAGAATGAAGTTTCTCTTAGTCTTGGGTGACATAGCTTATTCCTACCTCTTTATCCTAGTTTCGTTGGATTTAAGTTGTTTACTTCTCTATCCCCATCTGTGGAGTGGGGATAATGTCAGGGGTGCAATTCGGCGGCACTGGCGTTCCGTCTAACGTCGTACAAGACCAAGAATTTTGGTCTTTACAAGCAAACAACACGAAAGACAGAAACATCAAAATGATCAAAACAATCTTGTTCATCGGACTATTCTCTCTTATTGAAGTTAGGGGACTGTCATAGTCCCCATTTTGATTTTATTCAAACAACTTGTTGATATCGATATCTGCTGATCTAGCAGATACATTATCGTGGGAAGAGTAGTTTGCTACCTTAGCTAACTCCTCTGATGCAGTGATTAAGGCACCAAGCAGTTTAGCGGAAGGGACAAATTCGGATTCTACTTCGCCTTGCTTGTCGCGCAGCACAATGCTGTACTCGTTGGCTTGAGCCCAGGCTTCCCATTTGTTCCCGTCGAATTCCCCCGCGTCGTTGTGGAAAGCAAAAATAAGGAATTGACTTGTGAGCCAATCACGCCAGCTGAGTTTAGTCGCAAACATCGCGACTAGATAAGCTGTCATCTTGCGAGTGAACGATGTCTCAGTTTTCAATTGACTGATAGTCTCAAACACTTTCGGCCAGGTGAGGGATAATCCCCTGCTCTTTGCGGATTTGTCCAGAGACGATTTTTCACTCTGCCAATTGTAGCCTTTGAAATTGACGGAGCCCAGATTGAACTCCGTTCCTTGGTTTTGCACAAGCTGGCCTATGTAATTTTTCTGTGAAGCGCGGTTGTGCAATTGCGCAATTCTCGCAAACGCCCCAAGGGACATAATCGATTTTACAACTTGTTCTACTTTTGTAGCCATTTTGTTCACTTATCCTCTCTCGACTAAAGTTTTGTTAAGACACAAAGTTAGCTCATTGGAGTGCATCTAGTATCTTTTCCATTGTTTATTCTCCTACGAGTAATTTGGGGATACGATTATCCTGAGTGTAAAGCAGGGCCCTAATCGTATCTGCGCGTGTTAGACGCCAATCTTTGGGGAGTTCAATTTCCCCGTTGAGAAGTCTCACGATTAACTCCCCTTTACTTATCATTGTCTACTCCTGAGATACAAAACCTCTGAATGATTAATTTCCCGTCTGTTTATTCCCACGCGATTCAATCTAACTTTCCTGTCTTCCTTCAGTCTAGGCGGAGTGTCTTTCGTTTTCTCCCCTAGCGTTCTTGGAAGTCCTGGGAGCCTAGTGTTCGCGTTTCCGTTTTTTGTCATATTCGATTGTCCACAGTATATCCTACTATGGACTGCTTGTCAACTAAGAATTACTGAGATTACAGATGTGAATTAATTCACATCTGAATAATTAACATAAAGTATGTGACACCTTTCACAAATAGAAGTCATTGGATATTCGATAAACTATCAACTTTACATGTCAGTTATATAATTAAATCTACATTTTACAAGTTACTTCATTATATATGTGCTTCAAGCAGGGGAGTATCCAAAAAGCTTTTGCTGGACAAGGAAACGGCGCCCAGCCCTTGTGTGAAAGATTTCACGAAGTCCCAGGATAAGAGCCCGGTATGCTACCGAAGTATAAGTGAAATTACTCACAAACTTTACTTCACCCACTCTCTAGGTAACAGGCCAACTTACTTGGAAAGATTTTATTAGCGGTAAAATAATACCAAGCCAATCTTTGCAGCAAAGTTAGGTGTGGTACCGTCTTGTCCCTATACGTAACGGGCTTAACTCTTTGGGCGGAAAATATTTGGAGTGAAATAATTTGAATAGGTAGCATACCTGACTTCCAAGCTAGGGGTAGGTATGCTACCAAGCAAGTTTGCTGTACTTGACTTTTTGTGGGAAATATCTTGACGGTGTGGTACCGTTCTACATATAGTAAAGATACCAAACAAGGGTGACTTCTACTTTTGCGGCAAAATCTTGTTTGGTATGCTACCTAGAAATAAACTTACAAGATACCGCTATGCACATGGTACTTTATTTGTCAAGTACCAGTTTCACCTAAGGTATGCTACCAGTATATAGTAGACTAGTGTAGTTTAGATGAAGTCTTACAGAGTGTAAGACTTACCGGCCGGCCGGTAATCTACCGCCGAACCAATC